TATGATGGAGTCGTTGAAATATATAATAATAACATGCATGTTCATACCGGTTTTATTGATAAAGAAACATTAGAACTAACAAGAATGAGTGGGAAACATTCTTTTTTAGAGCGTGAAGGCTCTATTTATGGTGGTGATTTGTGGGATAAATTCAAGTCGTTCGCTAAAACTTCTTGTAATGTTTTGACCAAAGTCATACCATTCGCAGACATGGCAAAAAAAGCAGTAGGGCTTGGTCGTGGTTATGCTAATGGTTTCGCTATGGGCGGAGAACTAATTTACGGCTCAGGGACTCCACAAGGATCCGCTAAAACATCAGTAAAACGTGCTATGAAAAAATTTTTTGAAAATGAAACAGAACAAAGCATGAATTTATTATTTGATAAAATAAATAAATATAAGGAAGACTTCGGTGAAGACAAATGGATTAATAATATAGTTCAAGATATTAAAGCGTTTTCATCTGAGGGCATAAAAACCCCGCTAATGATTGAATGGAAAAAATCTAAAAAATCGAGTTCTAAAAAAAGACCTAAGAAACTTACTAAAACTGGCTGGAGTAAATGCCCAGCAGGTGAGCGTAAAAAATGTGTAGATTTTCAATGTAAACAGAAAGGTGGCGAATTGGTTTCTAGGTCGCAATTACTAAAAAATATTAGTGGGTCTGGGTTTGATACTGAACCAAATTCAGATGAAGAAAGCGATTAAATTTTATTAGTTTGTTTTTGTAATATTATTATTACAGTTTTGTTTATCATTTGTTAGTTATTATTTTTTAAAATTAATAATAATTAATAAATAATTTGGTTTTTATAAATAAATCTATTTTTTTAAATTGTTTATACCTGATCAGTTATCCACGAAATCGTAAAGCCTTCAAAATATAACAATTCCGCTGGAAATGTGTCTAAAACAAGATCCATAACAGCGCCTGAAATGTCTTCATTATTTATACTTAACATATACGGAACTTTTGTCCCTGAGGCAGACTGGGGTGCATACAGTGATATAATCGCAACTCTTGCTGGAAGGCTTGTTATATTAAACTCTGGTGGAATTATTAGATCAAATGTAAATGATATTGCCGCTGCAACTGGTGTTATCTCCCATGGTCTTACAAAACACATCACTTGATTTCCAACTCGTGATAAATACATATTTACTATTTGATCGCCTCCTCCTACAACATGAATAGTTTGTTCTAATATTACGAAATCTTGTAGTGATTTTAATGACGACGCTTTTATTAGTTCTCCGTCATATGTTAAATTATTAACTCTTGGGTTTAGCCATGTTTTTTTTCTGTCAGAATCTTGTAATTGTTGAATACTCATTTATATATATATAATACAGAATATATTTTATTATTATATATTATTTATAATTCCTCAAATAATAATTTAATTGATACATTTTTATTGATTGGAATATAAAAAGGGATTGTGTCCCCATTAAACAATAATAAATTTATAGATAATTGTAATCGGTTTAATGATTGATTACTTATTAAATTAATCCATTTATATATAATCGGTACATAGTATATGACTTCCCGCCAACTTATTTTTCCGCTTTCGTATACTATATCGAATGACGATAATATATTTTTAATATTTGGGTTAAATGTCTGTACTTGCCCAAATGGCACAAACTCGGGGCGAGTTTGAATAGAATTAGATGTGAAAAAGATAGATTTTATATTACTGAATAAATATCTTGTGTCATATTCTTGCCTCATTTCTATATATGTCGGATTTACTGGCGGTATTGGTAATGTTTGTCCTTTTAATACGTACGAGTTCTCAAAATTCTTATTATATACCATAATCTCGCATACTTTAAAGTTTGGTTGGTCATATCCTTGGAACTCATAGCGGATATTATCAAAAATAGCCATTAAATGCGTATTAAAATATATTTTCGATTTTGCTAAGTCTGTGTATGAGTATTCACATATTAATGAAAATAAACCCGTTTCACTGTTATATATCATATGTGGGGCTGAACCATGAACTAATGGGTGAATTGCATTAAATGCTATATATGATTCTAATAGAGCGATATTTATTAAATCTACTATCTTTTCAAATGTATAAACATTATAATAATTTGTTGTATAATCTTGTTTCCCTCCGTTATTTACTGGGGGTCTTGGTAGCAAATTATTATTATCTGGTGTATATATTAGTCGTTGGGCGTAATCATTGCCTAAATATGAAATACATACGCCGTATATAGTATCGTTTATATTCGGGTTCGTATTCTCTAATATTGGCATAATCCTAATGGGTATTACTCCCGATAACTCAAAACTCGTCACAGTTAATTTATAATCTTGTTGATGTTTAATAAAATCTACAGTACTAATGCTTGTCTGTGCTAATATTGGCGCGTCGCTTTCTGTTTCTCTAAAATTATTATCAATCTGTAATGTGTAGTAAATATGTTCTTTGTCTTTGTTCATTATATATTTAATATACATTATATTTTTATTGTTAATAATGTAATTATTAAATCTTTGTTCTTAAAATTAGTAAATAGTTCGTTGAATTGGTCTATATCTAAATTATTATGTTTTAATCTATAACTGACCCATCGTCCACAAGTGTTATAACCTGTTTTATATGTTTGTAATTGATGTTCATTAAATTCTATTTTGTTTTTACTATCATATAATAATTTTGATAAATAATTATAATCAATCCCCAACTGTTTTTTTATATTTTTAGTTATAAATTTAAATTCTTTATCTATCATTAGTCCGTAACTATCAAAAAAATAAATTGTGTTTGGAGTTTGATTTTTATATAAACATGTCCAGTGTCCCGAATTCTCGTCGTTTTGATATAATATAACTGCCTTTTTGTGTAATCCTAATACTTCATTTATGTTGTTATAATCTTTTAATTCAGTATACAGTATTATATTACATTCATCATCTAAATATTTTAATATTTCCCAATTTGATAAACTTTTGTGTATTAAACCGTCAATATATGTTTTTTCACTCATATATTAATATTGTATAAAATAATAAATTTATTTAATTAAATAACAACCTTTGTCGTACATTATCATTGTTGGGGCTTTATATATCGTTATCCATCTGGACGGAAGAGAGTCTATTTTATTTATTTGTCCTTTTCCAAATCCGAAGTACTTTTCTAATAAATATTTTAAATTATGTTTGTTTGTTGTAAATGGAAATATAGTGCATGATGTCATTTCATTTAATATATCTCTCGTATTTTTATAATCATTTGCTAAATGTGAAACATACGCCATATTTGTCTTATTCGCTCTTCCTTTTTTCATGACATATTTAGACAGTCTTTTAACTTCTTTTTCAACTTCTTTGTCTTCTCCGTCCTCGTAATCGTCAAATATTACAAATGAGTTTTTAAACTCTTCTAATTTAAAAGGATATTTTACGAGATCAGAGTCCATTTTTATACGCTTAAATATATTATTATTAAAAGCGGGGTCTTCTTCTTTTTCACTAAATAAAAATATATTATTATCTGGATAAGTCATATTATAAGCAGTCATTAAATATGAAATATATGTAGATTTTCCGCTTCCTGACATTCCCGCAATATATATAACCTCTCTTTCTTTATCTATATTAAATATAGGATATATGCGTCCGTCATTTATTATTATTTCTTTGTTTTTCCTCTCTTTTAAAAATTCTATTCCATTATTATAATTATCTTTCATATTTAGTTCTTCGGGTTCTGTTTTATTACTTATTAATTTTTTTAATTGCTTCATTTCTCTTGATCCCATTCTTTTTTTTAATGCATGAAAAAATAAACCAAGTATGTCGTCCTCTTCCTCATTTGTTATTTGAAAATTATTTTTATATATCTCGTCATCTTCATCTTCATCTAATAAATATATAATCTTGTTATCATATATACCTCCCTTAATTTTTGCAACTGGCGAACCGTATTTATAATTTAAAATGAATTTCATTATACAATATAATATTATAATACATATTTAATTATTGTTTTTTGTGTTTTTTATTATTCTTTCTAATACTAGTAAAGGGTAGTATCGCTCCGAAGTGTTTTTTACCTAGTATTTGCTCCATAATTAACGGAAAAGCACTTGATAAAGCCATTTTTCCCTCTATTCCTGCCTTTGCAAGGGTGTATCCTGAATCATTTTTATATGGTTCTATGTCCTTTATAAATTGCTCATCTGCTTCTTTTATTGCCGTTCGTATCTCTTTATCACTACCTAAAAATGACGCTCTATAATATGCAAGATCATGTTTTTTTGCCTGTGCATCTATCATATTATACGGGTTATGATTCCTTACATGTTCTAGGTCAATTCTCGTATTTGGTCCAGTAAAATTATGACAAGGTAAGTGCTTTTCTCCAAATTCTAGGGGTCGAGCTCTTCCGTCGCAGTGTTTGACTCTGTATGCATTCGCTAACAATTGAAATGTTTTTGAAACAATGTCCCCAACAAATCCAGTCCCTTTTATTATATCTTCTTGCTCAATTATATATTTTAAGTTCTTTTGTTGTTGTTTTCTTGTTATAGTCATTATATTATTATATTATATTATTATATAATGAATACTTTTTATTATCAATACGTCGGTTGTAAAAGAACAGAATTAAAATATATTGATTTCGATACTATAAAAAAATTAAAACTTTTAAATATTATCGAGCCCTTTTGTGGCTCTTCTGTTTTTTCAAAATATTGTTACGAAAATAATATAGGAAAGAATTTTTATATTAATGATTTGGACAATGATTTAATTGTTTTTTTAAAAGAAATTAAAAAAAATGGTGATTACAAATTTGTTGAATATTACAATAAAAATAAAAATAAACAATCATTTGATAAAATTAAAAATAAAAATGATAAAAATATGTACGATATTTTTGTTTTAAAAAAAATGTCCGCTTTTAGATTTGGATTATATCCAACTACAAAAAATGTGACAAACTGCGATACAAGAAAAGATTTAAATGATTTCTTTAAAATATGTAATATGTCCAATTATGATTATAAAATAATTATGGAGAAATTTAAAAATGATAAAAATAGTTTATTATTTCTCGACCCTCCATATTTTGATAGTTTTAATAGTGATTATAGCCAGAATTACGGCTCTATTAGTGATAAAAAAAAAAGAAAAAATAGATAATACAGGTATATATATTTATATTCTCGATTATTTAAAAACTTGTAAGTGCAAAGTATTAATGATTATAAATTATAATGCTATTACAGGTTATTTATATAAAGATTTTGTGAGATATGGATACGATAAAATATATCAGAGGACAAAAAATAAAACAACACATATGGTCGTCGCTAATTTTGATATTTAGACTTTAATTATATATACAACACGATTTTATATTATATGCGTTTTAGAATATGATTTATAATATAGGGCTTCGCTACTGTTTTTATATTGGTCTATTATATAATGAAAATATATTATAAATGCCCACTATGCGAAAATATTACATTTTCTAAATTTAGCGTATGTAGTAGACATAAAACTATTTATAATAAACTCTTTAAGCGGTTTTATGCTTATTTAATATTTATAAATAAACCAGTAATTATTAAACAAACTCCTATTAAAAAATTAAAAGTTATTAAACAAACTCCTATTAAAAAATTAAAAGTTATTAAACAAACTCCTATTAAAAAATTAAAAGTTATTAAACAAACTCCTATTAAAAAATTAATGGTTATTAAACAAACTCCTATTAAAAAATTAATGGTTAGTTGTAATAACAATTTTTATAATAATACTCATGTTTTTAAGGATCGTATATTTTTAAATTTTAGTTAATTTATATTTTATCATTTCCCCATTTTCATTTTTAATGTATATATATCCTTCCTCGGTCTCTTTTGTATATATATTATCTTCCTTTTTATAGTGTTGGCTTTTCTCTTCTTCTTTTTCGATTTTCTCATTTTCATTATGAATTATATTCATATTTTTCATCTCTAGCATTTCATTCTTAATATTATTAATCTCTTTAATTGTATATATTTCTTTCAATTTATTAGCTTTTCTCCATTTACTATTTAAATTATTTGCTTTTATTTTACTCTCTTTCTTATTGCCTCTTATATAAGCATATCTTATAATCGCTCCTAGTTTATCAAATTCACGTACATTTATTGCTTTTATATTGTCACATAGTTTTTGACATGTATTATATAAAACATTTATAACTATCGATTCCGCTCTCGTTTTTTCACATATAATATGTATATGTGCACCGTTTCCTATATCTTGCTCATTTTCCCCTCGCTGTTCATAAACATAATAATTAATTACTAACCAATCTTTATTTTTTATTTTATTCATTGTCTTCATTAAATCTTCTAATTTAATATTTTCTTTTGGGTTTATCGTAATAAACTGATATGCTTTATCCTTCTTTTTATACTCTTTTTTGGGGCATTTTGTTATTCCTTCGTCTATTTTAATCCTCTTTTCTAATTCTTTATTAATAATTTTTGTATATATTTTTTTCGCTGTTATTTCATCGGTCGTTAATTCATTTAGGTCTTTGGACTGCTTTTTAATGTAGTCGTTCATTTCTTCGGTCGTTAATTTGTCAATTTCATTATCGGTTAATGGTATTATTTCCTTTTTGTCTAGTATTGTATTTTTTGACTTATTTAATAATTCTGTTACTTTATTTTGGATTTTTGATTTTTTGTTTTTGATTTCTGATTTTTTCATTTATATAATATATTTATATAATTATTTCTTTATATAGTTTTTTAAAATCTATATAAATAATATTTTTTTTGGGTATATTATATATATTTTTATATATTTAATTGCTCATATATATCATTTTTACTTAAAAATACAAGTACAATTTTATACGTTTTTTTGTTTAAAAATATAGATTTTAAAAAACTATTTTTGTTTTAAAATTTATATAGTTACTGTATGCCTTTTTTAATCATAAAATTAGTTTATATAGATTTTGTAAATCTATACATTTTATAAATTATATTGATTTATTATATTACTTTTTTTGCTTTAAAAAGTCTGGGTTTGCCCAAAAAAAATATATTTGTTTTTATTCTGGAGAAATTATATATATTATTGTTTTTTTCATTTTTTATTTTAACATATTTTTTATTTGGTTCGGAAACCATTTAACCTGTCCGCTTTTGTTCTTTCTGTCTAATTCTGTTAATTTATCGCATATTTCTGAATATGGCGGGGCTTTTGCTTTACCATTTTTTAAATATTTCTCATTTCTCATTTCTCGGCATATATTAATGGTTTGTTGTTCTGTTTCGTCATCAATTAATAAACTCGTTGAATTATCCGCTAGTCTTTTTCCGAATGGAATTGTCCCCGTTCGTTCTCCTTTTTCTTTTTTATTCTTTAATACGTCTTTTGTTCTTTCTCTGATGATATCCCTTTCTAGTTCTGAGACAACACTCAATAAATTTAGTGTAAATTTTCCATATGTTGATTTTGTGTTTATTTCTGGATTTATTATAAATACTTCTAATTTTTTTTTATTAAAATCGTCCATTAAATTTATAAAATCTTTTATTGACCTGCTTAATCTGTCTATTTTGTGTATAATTACCCCTCTTCCGTTACCCGCTTCAAGATTTAAAAGTAATTTTTTCATCTCTGGGCGTAAGTGTGGGGGAATCCCTCCCGATACTCCTCTATCTTCGAATATTTGTAATATATTTAAATTATGTCTTATTGCAAACTCATTTAATTTGTTTTTTTGCATATCTAAGGAATTGCCCATTTCGGCTTGCTCTAAAGTGGATACTCGAACGTAACCATATACATTTATTTTATCTTCACTCATATATTATATGTACATATTTTAATTACTCGAATATAATTAATTAATTATATATTATTAATTTTTATAAATTATTTTCTCATTCTATATTATATACATGGAAGTTTTGAAATACGATGAAATATGTTTTAAATGTGCCTCTAGAATTGTTGCCGATTTTTCGGGCAATGATATAGAAGATACACTCGAGTTAAGATACGTTTTTAATAATAAGCAAATATGTTTTAATTGTTTGGCTAATATTGATATTAGTCTTATAGGAAACGTTAAAATATTATTACAGCATGACAATGATAATAAACGTTTACATTTTTCAATACAAAAGCCCATACAAAATATTATACAACAAGCACCAAAAACAACACTAAATCCAGATCCAAAACCAGCACATACATGTGACGCTACAGTATCCAATATTATACTTAATAGCGACAATACTCTAAAATGCATTAAAATTGAATGCGAGTTACCTACTAAAATGTCAAATATTCCCGATTGCGCAGATAATAATACAGATATTGATAATGATCCTATTATATATGAATCAAAAAGATTTTAATTTATTTATATTCTTTATGTATATTCTTTATGTATGCGCTCATAATTTACCTATATTTTAATATATTTACTAATGTATTAAAATATAGAATTTAGAAGAAATGACCATTTTATTAATTTTGGGCTATTAAATTTATATAAATGTTTGTATGTTCTTGTTGTGGATATAATATATATATGAAATCATATACATTATTGTATAAAAATGAAATTAAAATTACTCGAAAAAGTCAATATAAATTATGCCAAATATGCCTTAAATTATTAGTTGTTTTTGATTATATTTATAGAAATAGGGTTGCTAATTATATTATAAATAGTAATAGTAATATGTTCATTGATCTTTTTTATAAAAATAAATTCCCTGTTAAGGCACTTATCTATATAGAAAAAAAAACAAGACTAAATAAAGATATATTGTTTTATATTATGTCTTTTTTATAAAATAATTAACATGTAGCACTTATATTAATATATTTATCCTTTTTAGGTATATCAATAGGCTTTGTTTTTGTCCTTCTCTCTTGTATATAGTCAAGTAGTGCTTCCTTTATCTCGTTGGTTATATCTTCCTCGTTATCGTCTTGATCTTTTATTTTTATTGTTATCGGAATTGATGAACTATGATAACAATTACTTTTTTTATCATATTTTATTATTATATCACATTCTAATTTTACAGACATATATATATTAATAGAATATATATAATAATTATAAAAATATAGTGCAATTAAAAAATATTATATTTAAGCAATTACCTGCCTAAACTCGGTCATATTACACGATGAATATGATATACCACCGCCCCAAACTTCAACATATTTTACTTCATAAAATGTTGCTCCTTCTTGAATTTCTAACTGTAGTAAGCTTGCTGTCCCTTCTGTTCTTTGCAAATATATTGCACCATCGGAACCACCCAAAACAGCACAAACACATGCGTCGTCCTCATTTTTGCATTTTATCATTAATATCCCTGCTTCGCCAATAGGGATAGTCGTCGGAGTCCATGTCGTCCCATCGTCTGAAATTGTCAGAACTGCAGTAGATGAAATATTATCGACAGAAATACCAGTCAGTGCTGAACCGTCCCCTGTAAAACTGGTTGCAGAAATATTACCTGCTCCCGTAATATCTCCAGCAGATGCCGATAGGATCCCATCTGTAAAAGTTGCAGCAGTTATTGAGCCATTCACCTCACTGTCTCCATTTGCATAAAAACCTGCGTTCATAAAGTGGGTAGAATTTGAAGCCATTTATATAAACTATACATATAAAATAATTTTATTATAAATTGAATATTTTATAAGTTACAATATCTGTCCCTGTTCCTATATTTGATGAATAAAACGGCTTTATATTCTCTCCTAAATTCCATAAAATATGATATTTTACAACTCCAGTAGCGCACCATTTCGTAAAATCATTGTCGACCGTTCCATCTCCACAGCATAAAAATATGGCTCTATGTTCTCCGGTTGGAGATATTAGACTTAATATGAAATTTCCGCTTATTGTGTTTTGTATCTCCCCTACTGTTCCATTTTGAGGTATGTTTACTGTGATTGATGGTGCTAATACTGATCCCGCTATTGTTAAATTACCATCTAATATTAAATTTTCAAATCTTAAATCTAAATGTGGCTTCCTGTGTGTTTCTACTAAATAATTATACGACATTATATAAATTACATTAATATAATTAATATAATATGTATTGCAAATAAAAACTTTTATTAAATTAAATCTATGATTTTATTCACCACTTCCTTTGTATCTGAATGTATTGAACCAGAAGCCGATGCCGATATATTCCAGTTATCTTCTATCGTTTTCTCTTCGTGTAAGACAACAACACCATCATTATTTATATTCTTTTTATCTATCACTGATTTCTCTTTATAATGTCTTTTACATTGAGCCATACAATTACCCATTATTTATATAATATACAAATATATTATTATATTAATTGTTTATTATATAAATTTAGCGACTAATGGAGCAATTGTTAGTCCGGTTGTTATTACTTTTTGTAATCCGTCCATAAATGAACTAAAGTCACCGCCTTTTATTTTTTTTCCCTTTAGTCCTAAACCAATTGAACTAAGTATCTCGCTTATTATTCCGTTTCCGTAAAGTGTTTTTAATTGGTTAATTTCTTTACCAGTTATATTATAATTGGAATGTTTCAATATTTCTCTTAATTGGTCATCATCATTTTTATTATATATTCCATTTGGCATCGCACTCCCCTTTGCTTTCTTTTTTGGTGTCTTCTTTTCTTTTACATCTTTCATATCTCGTAGTTTTTCCATTTTATTAACATTCTTTTTATTTCTGCTTATTTCTTTTTGGGTTATTAACTTATCTCCTTTTAATATTAAATCTTTTTTTGTCAATCCTCCTCTTGTCTGTTTTGCGTCGTTCTGATATACTTCAATTCGTGAGCCGTAATTTTTCATTATATATATATTATATTACATTATTTTTAATTAATAATATAATAAAAACATTTTCGTAAAAATAATATATTATTATAATATATATAAATGGACACTTCACAATTACTCAACCAAATGAACTATGTTAATATTCTTGACCCAAGATTAAAATGTATGAAGTATGCAAAAGACGAAATTAAATGGGGAATCTATAAGGGAACCCAAAACTCCAATTTTGTCGCTCAAAATGCAAACAGCTATTCTACCTCTGGGGTTGAATTTTCTTTTAATACTCAAGGCTCTAATGCCCTCATTGACCGCCGTGTATATATGAAAATGCAGTTCTTATTGACCTTGACTGGTCTTGCTCCTCTTGGTGTTGGGCTTATTGAGAAAAATTATTCTGCCCCCCGTGCCTTTCCTATTATGAGCATTACCGATAATTTAACGGCTATTGTTAATGGTGGGTCTGTTAATGTTAATTATAATAAAGTGATGAAGGCGTTATTGAGATTTAACACGGTTCAAAATGGAATGAATATATTAGATTATGATTTATCTGGCTCTCCTTCTTTCCTCGACAATTATCAATTATACTCTGACGGAACAGGGGCTTTAAATAATCCATTGTCTGATTATCAGAACTCAATCGCTAAAAAACTCGGGCGGGGAGCGTTTTATATTGAGGCTATCACTAATCCATTGTCACCAGATGATGGTATTACTCCTATTAGTGCTACGATGTTATTTACCGTTATTGAGCCCATTATCATTAGTCCTTTTTTATATTCATCTCAAGTTCTTGACTCTGCACTTGTTGGTGTTAATAATATGGGCTTTAATCTTGGTTTTTCTGCTGGCCAGTTAGAGCGTATATGGTCACAACATGTAGTAGCAGGTGTTACAATATCAACAACCAATGTGTCTATTGGCTCAGGCGTTACCGAAACGCCCCAATTATTGATTAATTATTTGAATGCTCCAACAACCGACCAGTTGTATGAATTCCCTAATCATTCATTCTATCAATATTATAAAATAGAGTCACACCCTAATACGCTTTCATCAACTCTTGCCCCGAATATCTCAGGAACATACACTAATAATTCAATTCAATTGAGTTATGTACCCAAAGCAGTCTATATATATGCTCAGCGTTCAACTGGTTCGCAATCATATTTAACTACTGACACATTCTTGTCTATTGAAAATATTACGATTAACTTTTTAAATGTTTCTGGTCAATTGTCGAGCGCTTCGCAATCAGATTTATATAATATGTCTGTTAAAAATGGTTTGGATATGTCATTTACTGAATTTAGAGGAATCACAAGAGAATATAATGATACACTTGTTGGGCTTTCTGGTTCTCCTATTCTAATTAGCCATGATGACCTTTCTATTCCTGATAATTATTCAGTTGGCATGCCTGTTAATTCTCAATTTGTTTATACAATTACACTAAGAAATAATAACCAAGTAGACACATTAGCCGTTGAATTAGTTACATTATTTGTATATGATGGAGTCGTTGAAATATATAATAATAACATGCATGTTCATACCGGTTTTATTGATAAAGAAACATTAGAACTAACAAGAATGAGTGGGAAACATTCTTTTTTAGAGCGTGAAGGCTCTATTT